AACGTTCATATAAAAAATACGTCTTTCAGGTGCACGTACAATTCTATGAATTAACATTGCATCTTCCATTAACGTATATTGTTTAAACAATTTACGAGCTGGTTCTATATAAGATCTACCATAAGGTAAGAAATTCATATCTGTTAATAAACGGAAATGAGCTACTTCATAATTATCAAATATAATAGAATTAGCATTTCCTCCACCACCAGGAACATTATAATATCCATAATCAGAAGCAGCAACACCTTCAGGATCAAATCTAAATTTTACTTCTGTTGGGTTATCTTTATCTACTCCTTCTANTCTTTCAATATGGAAAGCTGTATATGGTATTACATTATATACTCCAAATTTTTCAGCGATTTCTAATTTAAGGAAAAAATCACCATATTTACACATATTACGAACCCAAGGCCATAANTTAAATTCAACATTTAATACATCATAAAACAAATTATAAAGTATTTTTTGAATGTTATCATCAGATGAACGAATTGATAACACTTCACCCATATCGTTTTTTAAAGTGCTTTCATCTGCGATTATATCCAAAGCAGATGCTATGATTGCATCTGTATCCATTGCATCATAATCTGAATATAAAGATGGTCTTAGAAACTGATAGTTAAAGTTGGTTTGCTGACCATATAATGAAGTGCTAGAGTTAGAATAAATTCTATTAAATCTATCTACTAAAGCATTTGTTTGAAGATTACCAGTTTGTTGTATACTATTAACATCAAAGACTTTAAGTTGAGTATCCCCTGTGTTTCGGATAATAACATCAGTAGAAAATAATCTTTGTAATCTTGAAAATAAGCCTTTATCTGCCATTTTATATTATTTTGTTATTATTATAAATATATTATAATAACCAATTTATGTTTTCTTTTTTACCATTCACATCCATACTATATGGATTATTAACACCATTTGAAGAATATCCACCACTATAACCTACATTATTAGATTTTACAGCACCTAAAGCTGCTCTAGCTGAATCTAAACTTTGTTGTTGAAATTTCAATGATGTATCTCTTAGGAACATACCAATTCCAAATGACATAACCAAATCATCATTGTATCCTGATTGAGCTTCTGGTCTTCCATTTCTCCATATGAAAACTTTCATTTCTTCAAGTAAACGTTTTGAACGGATTGTCACACTTCTATCTCCTACAAATTCTCTAAATTTATTGATACAAAGGGGTCTTGTTCTCATTGACATTGTAAATCCAGGAACCATTTCACTATTACCTTCAAATACACGTAAATATGAATCTGCAGTTAATTGATCTGATTTAGGAGATTGATATAAATTTCTATATCCTCTTTCTATAATAGCATCTAAAGTTGCCCATCCAATATTAGCATTTTCTACTACTAGTAAAGCGTTATTATATTCTGTAGCTAAACCTGTAAGGAAATACCCAAATTCTTTAGGTGGTAATTGACCTCTATATTCAGCTACTTGTGTATTAGTTTGAATATCCATTACATGACATGCTGAAAAGTCTTTACCATCTCCTCTAGCAACATCAGCTATTACCATATATTCTCTAGAATAATCTGCAGGTTCCCAAATCCATAAATTTTGGTCAACACCTCTTCTTTCAACTGGGTCTTGAATTGTAGTTTCTTTAATGAATTCAATCCATTCACTATGAAAAACTGTATCACCTGAAGTGCTAAAATCACAGTCACATTCTTGAGCTGCTATTCTAGGATCACCTAAAAGTTCATCTTGTCGTTTTCTCCAAGCTTCATCACGTTCAGGATGAACATACCAAGGTAGTCTAATTGGAAGAAAATCATTTTCATTGTTTTCAGCTGATACCCATGTTTTATGGAACCAATTTCCAGTACCATAAGGTGTAGATAATACTATTGCTCCACCACCTGTAGCTAGGGTTTGTTGAGCTGAAGCCCAAATTTCTCCAATTTGATCAATAAATGCAGCCTCATCAATTAAAAGTAATGATACGGCTTCGGATCTACCAGCATCACTTGAAGCAGATGTGGCTTTAATTTGTGAACCATTACTTAATCTAAGAGATAATTTATTATTTTCATCAGCTTCAATTTTAAGCCATGAAGGTAAGTTATCATACATAAATTTTACCTTCGTAACCATATTACGAGCTGTTTCTTGTTTTGTTGCTATACAGAGTATATTTTTATCTTTTTGGAATAACATCATCCATAAAGAATAACCTGCAGATAAAGTAGATATACCTAATTGTCTTGATTTTAAGATAATTGAATATGGGTTATCTTGTAATAAATGTAGAACTTTTTCTTGGAATGGGTATAGGTTAAAAATAACACGACCACGTTGTGGGTGTTGGATGTGGCAATATTTTTTCATAAAGTGAGCAGGGTCCTGCGCACATTTAATATATTCTTGCCTGATTATATTTTTTAAATCCTTGTTCACTTTTTACCTATTTTCCAATACATTCTACCTGATAAGGCAGGTTGTAAAGATTGGTCTATTCCTAATCCTAGACCATACATTGTTCGTTTTCTTGTTTTCAACAATATTTCTCCACCAATATAATTAAGTTGTTTTAAACCTCCAACTATTCCTATACCAGTATAAAATTCTAGTTTGTTTAAGTATATTTCATTAGTGATAGTTGTTGTTGGATAAACAATACTAGTTTTAACATCTCTAGAAAATATACTATTCTTTGTTATAGTATCGTTTACAACAGCATATCCAATAGTATCAATTTCAATTGTATCTTGATAAAAATATTTAGTATAATAATCCTGTAATATAGCTAAGGTGTCTATTGGTTGTTGAAATGTATCTGTTTCAGTGATGATTTCAGTTACAATTTCGGTTACAACTTTAGTTTTCCATTTAGGAACATAAGTTTCCTTTATGGTTTCGATTGTATCATATTTGATTTCAATCTTAGTTATAATTTCAGGTTCAACAGCACCTCGTCCACTACAAGAACGAAGAAATACAATTATAATTACTAATACTACAATGAGTAAAGTTTGGATATTGTTAAAGAAGTGCTTCAAGTTCTTTTTTAATTTTTGTAAGTTCTTTTAGACGAGCTAAATGTTTTGATTTTTCTGGTTCTTCAGATTTTTTATATTGGTTAACTACAGATTTCATTTCTCTTGTAATTTCACCTAATTTACTCGCTGTTTTAGAAATAGAATCTCCTTTTTGGGCCGCAGATGATGCTTGTTTATCCATTTCCTCATCATCCATTTCTTCTTCATTTAAACCTTGGAAACCAGCACCATGAGCTCTAAGGGCTTGCATAATAGCATATACAGCATCTTGTTCTGAATAATCATAATAATTGGCAAGTGAAGTTACAAATCTACTTACTTTATTAATTACCTCTTGACTAACATTTTCTTTTATTGATTCATATCGAGGTACTTTTCCTTTAGCGGAATCATAATCATCTAAAAATGAATCTATTTCTTCTCTACTTTTAAAAGTTACATAATCTCCATCTTCTCTAGGGTTATAATAAACTGCTTTACCCCCTAAAATTCTATGAAAAACATATACCTTATCTCCATAGAAAAAATTAGCTGGGAAACCTGTTGTAGTAGGTACGTCTTGGCTAATTTTTTCCTTCATTAGCTCTTTAGTTTTTTCTAATTCCTTATTTAATTCAGCTTGAGCTTTTGTTTTAGCTTCAATATCTTGAGCAGTTTCTTCAGATAGAATTTCAAAAATTTCTTCTTTAAGGTATTCTTTGAATTCAGATTTTTTCATGATTAATTTTTTGTTATAAATATCATAAAAAAATTGCTTGTTGAATAAGTTTTATACGTTCTTCAGTGCTTCCTGATATTCTATGTAAATTTTTAATTCTATGATTATAACGATTAATTGTACTTTTAATTATAAAATCAATTAAATCTCTATATTCAGCGTCAGTTTCTCTAACACCATTATTTTCTATTTCTACACCTTCAGGAGATACATAAAATATATGATCATATTCTGAAATGAGGTTTTTAGCATGGTTAATAAAATCTTCTTTATCTACATAATTTATAGATTTTGAAGCTTGAGTAAAAGCCATAACATCTATAACAGTACGATCTGTGATAATGTTTTCTATCATTAATTCTCCAGCACGTTCAGCTAAAAATACTGTTTGTCCTTTTAATGTTGAATCAGTATTTAATGGAATTCCCATTGCCATTAGTTCTTTAGAACGCTCTGTTCTAGTAATATAGTCTTTAAATTCTGGGAGTTCTTTAAGAGCATTTACTAGTGTAGTTTTGCCTACACTCATTGTACCACATAATCCTATTTTCATAACTTAGTTTTTATTTAGATATAATATATGAAATCTATTTTTATTCTCCAAGTATATCTTCAGCAACATATGTACCCTGTGCACCTGAAACTGTAATACCACGAGCAGATAAAGCATCTCCTACAAAATGAACATTTGGATATGTTACAAGAGATAAATCTGAATAGTTAACAAGTGGTTCAGGACTAAGATATTTTACTTCAGGTATATAAATTCCCCAATCATCTTCTAATGTTGGAAATACTTTTTTCATATCACCGATAAAATCTGAAATGTATTCAAAATATCCTTGAAAATATTCAGCTACTACTTGCAATCCCATCCAGTCTATTTGATGTGCAGATACATTATCACCTTCAGAAGTAGTAGATGGTTTACGAGATGGGCTGTAATATAAACCTGTTCCATGAGCTTGAACTTTTTCTACCAATTCTCTTGACCAAGTAAAAGGATCATCAATACCTTGTATTTCCATCAAAATACCAAAATTAGTCATATCGTTTCTAAATGCTTCATCTTTTTTAGCGTGGCCATTGTAACTATGATCTCCATATGTTTCTTCTACAGCAACATAAGCAGCATTGTTGTTTGTACAAAATGAACGTAATGAAACACCTTTATCTTCAAATTTTCTATATAATTTAAAATCATATGAAACATCTATTAATTTTTGGAAGTGATGTTGTGGTGCTTCAAATCGAACCCCAATTTGTACTGGTTTTGGTTCAGTTGGTAGATAATATTTTTCAGCTAATTGTTTACCAAAGTCAATACCTGATTTACCTACACCAAATATTAGGCGGTCATATTCAAATGAATGTTCTAAATCAGATTGTGGCACTGTTACAGTTCCTGTTTGGTTTTCGAAATCAATTGCAGTTACTTTAGCTTCCCATTCAAATTTAACACCTTTAGATACTAGATAATCGTACCAATTTTTACCAATTTCATGTAAATAATCAGTACCAACATGCCAAACAGGAAATAAACGTAAACCGAAATATGGTTTAATAAAATCTGGTTCAGCTTCAGGATTTGAACATTGTACTTCTTCTGGTTTAGGGTGAAAACGTTTAAAATTGTTAATTACCTGATCCATCAATTCCATTGCTTTTTTTTCACCACAATATTTGGATAAATGTCCTCCAATTGCTGTATGGTAGGTAAGTTTACCATCACTCCATCCACCTGCACCTAAGAAACCTGTCATAACTTCTTCAGGTTTTCTTTCATATGGGGATTTTCCCATATCAATTATAGTGATTAGTTCACCTGGGTAGCCATTGTCTACTAATTTTGTAGC